CGCAACTTCATGACTTGCTGTTTCCTGTTGATGCGGGGCGCTCTTTCCTTATCTGTGCCGCCGACGAAATCGGATGGCCTGAGGTATTTCTCAGGGCTGCGAAATCCGAAGTTGGCGCAAGCGGCCGCTACGATCCCGCAAAGTGTCTTGCTGAGTTCAACGCTCTCCCTGTGGCGATCCATCAACAGATAGAACTGTCGCGGAGTGAGTTCCCCGAATTCCTGGTCCGACAGGCGAAGGGCAAACCGCGCCGCCGACCAGCAATCCTGCCAAAGCTTCCTGTTTGTTAATCGCCGGTCGGGGAGCCGGCGACGGCCGGGGGGGTTGTTTTGACCTCCGGCATGGAAAGACTCCACGCCTCACTGAGCGCTGCCATAATGGCCGGGACCGTGTCGATGCGGATCATGCGCCCAGCCATCGCGAGACTGACGCCGGAGGCCGGAGCCTTTCCCGTGGCGGGCTGGTATGGCTGCAGCGGCTTCAGAGCGGCGTAAAACAGCGCGCGCAATTGAAGGGCGCTCATCGTGTTCAGGAACAGAGCTGAAATGCCGTGAAGGAGATTGACGCCATTGCCTGTCTCGACTTCCGCTTCCGCAATCGCGTTGTAGTCGTAGACAAGCTGATACTTCTCGCCGTCGATGTCGAGCGTGGCGGAGGGCTGTACCGCTTTGGCTGCTGAGGGTTTCCCTTTGGCCATAGCGATTAGGACCCTTCAGTGAACGTGACGCCATTCGTGGTCGCCAGCGTCCCGGCCAGCTTGGTGATCTTGGTGGCCTTGATGTTTGGGCTCCATTTCGTCACGACAGCAAGGAATGAATAGATGTCGCCGACGGAGGTCTGCGTGGGCAACTTGGGAAGCGTGACCTGGAATCCCGTAGCCACGCCGCTGTCGAACGCCGTCTGTGCCGCCGCCTGGCCGGTATCAGTCGATACGCGATTGCCCGTGACATCCCATGTACCGCCATCAAGAATCGTGAAGACTCTTTCGACGGCAAGTGACTCCAGATTCGTGGCGTCGTCGGTCTTGTTTTCGTACCCGGACGGGTTGATGTCGATTGCTTCGGCGATGGTCGTCCAGGTGGGGGTGGAAACGGTTCCCGTGTTGATGGCCAGAGTTGCTCCCTGGCCGGTCTGTGCTTTCGTGCCGGTATAGCTCATGTTGTTGCTCCTCCTGCCTCCCGGCAGTAGTTGGTTTGGTTGGAATTGCTGCCCACGGGTGCCCCCGGGCAGCGTTGGGGTTATGCTTCTACAAACTGAAACTCGTACTCGCAGATCGAGCGGTAGGACTTTGTATCGTTATCGAAGTCGCTCATCTCGTTAAGCCGCGCTGCAAACAGCACAATCGTGCCGTCGGGCAACGTGCCGACAAAGCCCGTCAGGACATTACGCAGTGCCGTGAGGATCTGCAGGTTGGTCAGCGACGACAGCGACCAGGAGTCAAACTGAATTCGCTTCATCCGCGCTTCGGTTCCGTCGAGCGCGTAATCACTGTTCCCTGACGCCACCAGATAAGTGATGAACGGATAGGTCGGCTTATCCGGTGGTCCCTGCACCGGATAGATGCGGTCAGCCACAAGTTCCGTAACGCCGAGTCTCTCGCTGAGTAATGTGACCAGACCTTGCTCTAACATGGCGTACCTATTCCGGCGGCCCGGGCTACGCCCGTTGCGCCACAGTCGCCCCACGTCCCGCCGCAGGGAGCCTCGGCGAGGGACAATGCCACTCAGGGCTAACTGGCCGCATTCAGCTCCAGACAAAGAACGTGCAGCAGAATGTTCCGTTTTCCCGGGTTGTTGATGGCCTGCACCCGGTACGTACTCGATCCGAAGACAATCTGCATCCCCGGCTGGATCTCAATCGCGCTCCAGCGCATGGTCCAGATGTCGCTCGACTCCGAGGTCAGCTGGTTGTTGCCGAATGCCTCTTTCATCGAAATTAAGTTGAAGCCTGCGTAACAGGTCCGAACCGCGCTCCACGTCAGCGCCGGCTGGCCGACGCTGTCCTGCGTCGAGCTTTGCCTGTTGATCGTGATCATGTGCCGGAGGTCGCCGATATTGATCGACAGCCATGGGTTCTGGGGCTTGGTCACGGAAGTGGCTACTTTGAAAATCTGCCGCTGGCGTTACGGATCGGCTGCGGGACGCTGAAGACCTCGTGGCCGCTTGGGAGGCCAGCGATCGGAGGGCGGAAAGAAGACAAGCGGCACACTCGGATTGAGTTATCCTGAAATCACCATGGCTCGAATCCTGATAATCGCGGTCTGCCTCTGCGGGTTGTTGCAGGCGCAGAACACCCCGGCGCCGCAACCTCAGAAACAACCAGCGCAGTCAGAGCAAAATCCATTCGAACCAATTCCGCCACCACCACCGCAGGCCACAGGTCCTGGCGTGATCGAAGGCGTTGATTTTCGTGGCTCACGCCTCTTTCCGCAAGATACGCTCCGCGCGGCGATCTTCAGTAAAGTCGGTGAAACTTACAGCGAAGACGCGGTTCGTCGCGATGTCATAATACTGCGGAATACGAACCGCTTCGAAGATGTTCGCGTCTCAACCGAGGAAGGCAAGAAGGGTGGCGTTATCTTGCACTTTGTTGTGACGGATCGGCCTCCGGCTCATTGAGGTCACGGTTCAGATGAAAGCTCACGGATAGATCATCAACCAGAATTTAGCGGACTACCAAAGTAGCCACTACCGGAAATCGGTGTCTGTTGACAAGGCGGGGCCGCGCGTGCTCGCTTTCTCCGGCGAATCAAGGTAGCCCACTACCAAAGTAAGGTGGTGGATCAACCAGTTCCCAGCCCTGTCCGATAGTCCGCTTGCTCGTGTTCCCCGGATGGTTCGTCGCGTACATCAGATCCCCGGCGTCAACCGCGACTAACTGCTTTTCTTTCCGTGCTGCATTCAGGAAGAAGGAGTCCTCGCCTAATTGAATAGCGGGGAACGGGTGCGACGCCCACCAGGCACGCAGGTAACAGAGCGATGTACCGAATGCCAGTCTGGACTGGTTCGAGTTCTTCCACCAGCGCGAGCCGTCCGTAAAGCGCATCATGTTGTAGCCCGTCACGGCCTTGCCGCTTTGCATGAGCCGCCCGACCTGGTCGGCAATGCGCCCGGGAGCGCTCCAATCGTCGTCATCCCAGTGAAGAATGATCTCGCCCTTGGCGGCCTCACAAAGTCGGTTTCGTTTCTCGCCAATGGACCCGGCGCCCGGGTCCGTCAGCAACTCCCGCCTGCAATAAGTCTGCGATTCAAAACAGTCGATGGCCTTCAGCAGCCATGATTCGCGGCCCGGCATAGTCGGGCAGATGCAGGTCACAAGGGGATTGTTTATGTTCACTGACACGATCCCGCCTCGCCAGACGAATCGAGCGCCCCAACTCGAAGACGCCACTTCCGTTTTCAGACACATTCCTGAGCCGCTAAAAGGTCACGGAACTTAACGTTCTGGAGGCGAAACAACACCGCGTTCTCTTGTCGTATCACTGGCTTGGTCGTGGGAGAATTAACAATGTATGGAAGCTACAATCAGACGTCCCCGAACCGAGTTGATCGCCTATGCCCGAATGCGAGACGACGGGGCCGTGATTTATACCGAGGAAGGAACGCCTATCCAAGGCGAGATTTTCCCGCTCTGGCAGATCGCAACCCAACTCGTCTGTAACGGCGCGCTCCCGGAGAATGCGGACAAGTTCGTCCGCGATTTGCAGCTACACGGCTCTGCTGAGCTTCGCCAACACGTAATGATTTCAAGCATTCTGGTCTGTTGAACGTCGCACCGACACAACATTTCCGGCGGCGCTTCGGCGGAGATGGACCTATTGTGGAACACCGCCCGGCGCTGGACTCCACGCGCCTTCCGCTGACGGATAGATTTGACGGAATAACCGCAAACCCGCAGGTCCTCAAAATCTCAAGTCCCGTGTCGGCCACAGAACCGCCTTCACCGACATCGGGATATTGCTTTCGTCTGGCACGCGATTTTCATACCAGTGCGCCACGAGAAGCTTAATCCCGGCCTTGAACATCTCCCAGTGGGAGGGATTCGCGGAGGGCGCGTTGACCAAGAGCGCCGTCACGTCCGAAACCCCTGTCGAGGATTTGTTGCGTGCGACGGCGACGGTACCGCTGGTGATCGAAGCAATCGCCGTGTTCAGGGTCATTCCGTTCATTCCGGCGCCCGGCACGGAGATGGGGCGGCCGATATCGGTGGCCTGCCAGGTATAGCCTGTCGCCGTGATGTTTCCCGTCGTACCGTCCATCGAAACCGTAACCGGAATTGCATAACCGGAAACGAATGTGATTGCGACCGCATTCACGACGACGCGCGCCACGGGCCACATTTGCCCGAACACCGGTGTGAGCCGTCCCGGGTTGCTTGCCAGATCCGCGACGAAATTGAACCCAGTCGCGCTGCCGACAGCGGGGATTGAAGATCCGGTTCCAATCGAGCCGTTGAGCAGGAAATCATTGGCATCCGTCACCGTGATGACCTGTCCGGCCTGCCCGTCGAGCAGCGCGAGCAGTGGCGAGTTCCCGGCAATAACAACACTGGCGCCCGATTGCAGCCCGTGCGGCTCCGTTGTGTTGATGCCGATCGGGGCGCCTTCCGTGTTCGTGACGCCGCCGATGTTGGTCGGCCCGGTGATCATGCTGGTAAGCTGCCCGTTCGCGTTCTGGTAAATGAACGAAACCAGACTCTGACAGGGCGGATAAGGCAACAGGACGGCGTACCGGATGCCCACGAGCACGGCATTCGACCCGCTGACGAACGGGCTGGATACCTTGGCCCCGGCGATCTTCAGATCGATATAGCCCGGGAAGAAATCCATCAGCAGCTGCCATGTCTGCTGCACGAACCGCCGCCCCGTGAATCCTTCGCACCAGCTCCGCGCGGCCATCGCAAGCGTCGCGATAACGTCGTCCTGCGTGTCGTCGCCCGGGTCCACCTTCAGGAAGTTTTTCAACTCGGAGATGGTCACCGGTTCGACTGCCGGCGGGCTGATGAGGACCAGTGCCATCGAGGCTTAGGCTGCTGCCTTCTTGCCGGAATCGAGGATCGCGCAGATACCTGCGGCTTCCCACTTCTCCGCCAGCTCGGAATCGACCAACGGCTCGTCGCCGCGCTTGAACGAGAAATCCTGAGTAAAGCCGCGTCTCGGCTCGGCGTCGTCCTTCCGCCGTTCCGCGTCCACAGCGCTTCTGATCTGGTCTTCGGTGTAGATCGAGATCTTGAGGCCGTTGTTGAGTCTCGCCTTTGAACGCATCTCCCGCTCGATCTTGGCGTACTTCCGCGCAAGAGTATCGGGCTGCGCATCCCCTAGTCCCGCGATTGATTCGACTAATATCCTGATTTTCTTTTTCATTGATTGCTGCTCCTGTTATTGGTTTGTGTGCTGATTGAAATTCGAACCGTGAAGGCCGGGTGATCGCTGCTACAGATACATATGACCTGGTAACAAAGACCACCCGGAAACTCCTACGGGCCCTGCGGGGGCTTAGGTGGCCGACTGCTGAAGTACAGCTACCGGGTGAGTGCCTGCATCGATGAGGTTGGAATCGAAGCGCATGAACGCAATGAAACCGACCTGCAGATAATCGGCATAACGCTCCACCAGACGGAGCAGGGTCAAGCCACCGGCTACGCGGCGCAGCTTAAATGTGCTCATGTCACCAAACAGCATGGTGTAAGCGTTCGCCGCCGGGGCCGCCATATCCTGATTGATTAAATAAGGGTGATCGAGGATCGTCGGCTTCGCAGCGATCAGATCGACAGCCGCGCCCTCACGGAAGCTGGCCGTGAGACCGGGCTGCCAAAGCGGGCGGTTGTTGCCGTCCACAAGCTTCTTGAGCAGCTTCAGCATCAGGTCCGGGAACATCCAGCGGGTCGCGGGATTGTACCGGTAGTCGGGATCGACCGAGTGCTCAAGATTGACCAGATCGCTGTATGCGATGCTGGCGGTTTCCCCAGTCGGGCACTGGTAAGTGTTCCCGGCTGCAACTGCGGCGGTCACGATGCCCGTGGGCTGCGCGGACCCGGTGCCGACTGTGCACATATTGTTCAGCAGACGGCCCAGCCGGATGCCGAGCAGGCGCGCGGTAAGGGCGTCCATATCGAAGTAGGAGTCCTCCATCAGGGCCAGCGGGATCAGAACGAGGTCGCTGGAGCCGATGTAAGCGTTGAAGGTGACCTGGCCGAAGACGAAATCCGTCTCGGTGACCTGAACGTCCTGCCCGATGATCCGACCCTTGTTGGTCGTATCGTTGACAGTCGGCCAGGGCCAAGGATTGCCAGTCGCAGTAGCGAATTCGCCGACGACACCCTCGACACCTCCGTACCACTTCATGGCCGCCTCAAGCTGATCGCTGAACCCCTGCGGGATCAGGTATCCGCCCTGGCTGCCGACGCTGCCACTCTGCGCGTTCTGAATGGAGAGGCGTGACAGGACATTCCGGTCCTTCTCATCGAGTCCGCTCAGCCCGTCACCGAAACGCGTTGGCTGGTGCAGGTAATTGGAGAAGGCGCGCTCATGGGGATCGGCTTGAATCCGCTTCCGCTTTTCGGCCAGTGCCTTGGAAGTCATCCGGAATTCCGCGATGTATTTCTCTACCTCGGGATCGGCGATCTGCGGCCCTCTTCCATCGCCGTTGAGCGGGCGGGCGAGCGCGTCAATGCGGGCGTCGGAACGCTCCATTGCCGCGATGGTCTCTTCCCGCGAGGTGTAGTCGGCCTCCATCTTTCCGTACTCTTCGCGTTCCGTGCTGGTCCAGCCGTGCCCTGAGGCATCGATCCTGGCCAGGTAGTCACGCATCTGTGTTGCGAGGCGATCAAGCTCCTCGCGTTGCTTTTTTGCAAATATCAAGTGATTGTTCCTTCTGCCGTCACGGCAGTAGTTGTTGTTGGGGTTGAATAGAAAATCGGTGCCTATCTCACGACCGTCACCGAACCGAAATCGCTGCCCGCGCCACCCTGGTGACGTTGCGTGCGGTGCCGGCGCCCTATTATCTGGAGCCGGATTTCAAACTTGCTGTTGTGTGTGGATTACCGAGACAGAGTGTTGCTGCGCCGCTGCATTCGCTCTGCGAGCGCCAGACGTGCGCGCTTCAGATCGCTGACGCCTTCATCGGCGAGTGAATCCTTGGTTACGGGTGTTATCGAGTTATCGGCGCGATGCTCCTGCATCGGGCAATCGGCGCAGTTCGAGTCTTCACATTCGACGTTCGAGCAGTTCGCACAGTCGTCATCCAGGCAAGCTTGGCAGTAGCACTGGCAACCATCCATGCTGGCAAAATCGTTGTTCTGCAGACTCTCGGGAACCCGCTTCATCAGATTCAGAACTTTGAATCCGCGCGCCATTGCGATGGCCGGCTCATTGGCGGCCGCTATTGCAGTTGCGAATCCGCTCTCCACACAGTCGGCCGCGCTCAACCAGCTTTCAGCATCCATGAGCGCCTGGATCTCGTCCAATGGCTTACCGGTCTTGTCCACGTAGGTCTGCGCGATTGATGTCGAAATCCTGTCCAGCGTGTCGCCCATCTTGCGCATGTCGGATGCATAGCCCGCGCACAGGGTCCAGGCATTGTGGACCATCATCATTGCGTTCGATGCCATTGTGATCGTGTCGCCGCACATGGCGACGATGGAGGCCGCGGAGGCCGCGAGCCCGTCCACGTAAACATCGATTGGCTTGCCGGTTGCCTTCAGGACGTTTCCGATGGCGATCCCCTCGAATGCGTCCCCGCCCGGGGAATTGATACGGAGGACGATCTTCGAGCAGGCGCCGGCGGCGTCCAGACTGGAACGTACTGACCTTGCCGTCGTCCCGTTGCCCATCCAGTCGGCTCCGATCTCGTCATAAAGAAGGATTTCGAATTCACCGTCGGCGGTGATGGAAGCGCGGAAGAACGGCTTCGATGCGGCTTTCAATGCGAGTGCTTTTGTCATTCCAGAATCTCCCCGGTCAGTGCCGAATAAACCTGTTCCGTAATCCGCGTGGCGATCCCCGAGGCGTCTGTTCTATCCCAGACCGCCGCGGAATCGGTGATTGCGTTCGTCTGCGCCTCGATCAACGAGACGTCCTTCTGCGTCAGCGTGACGTTTCCGAATCTCATGGCGATCGCCGTCAGGACCATCGATTTCACGACGGGCTGGAATGCCCGATAAGTGAACTCGCGGTCAAAGGACTTGCGATTGAGAACGCGGCCCACGGCATCGCGGAACAGGTTCCGATACGTCTGGCCGATCCGGTCGAATGAGTTCGTCTGCTCGGCCCCGCCGAGAGTAGTTGGTGCATCCTCTTTGGAGGAAAGCAGTGCGGTCAATGGGATGTTGGCGCCCTGCACATAGCGGACGTCCCCACCATCAGCCGCCGGGATCGGGTTGTCCCGCAGTTCGCGGGCAATGTCATTGTTCGAGTAGTAACCGATATTGCGCAGGATCTGGATCGCGGTCGCCTGGGACGCGAAGTCGCCCCGCTGCATGTCCTTCAGGTTAATTTCCAGCACGAACGGACCGCCCAGCAGCTTGCGGTTCACTTCCTGTTCAATTCGAACGGCCCATGGACGGAGGCAGTAACGAACATAGTCAAGGCTCTGATGCTCAATGTTGTTATTCGTCGAGCGGGTCAGATCGCCGACGAGATGAAGCGGAACACGGAAGAGCCCTGCGATCTCCGTACGCTGAAACTGCCGCGTGGTCAGGAACTGGGCATCGTCCGGGTTTATGGTAATCTGATGCCACTCCATCCCCTCTTCGAGGATCATGGGTGCCAATGCATTGTCGCCGGTTGCCCGCTCCCTGACTGACTTCTTCAGGTTTTCGTAGGCTTCTTCTTCCAGAATTCCAGGATGAGTGAACACTCCACTCGCCCGCGCCCCGTTGCCGAACAACTGAGCCCCGAATTTCTCGGCGGCCTTGGCTAATCCGAAAGCGTTCTTGCACGTCTGCACCGGGTTGATTCCCACGATGCCGTCCATGCTTACGCCCATGATGTGGAGGACATCACCGGGGTCGATGTAGGCCACCATTCCTGTGTCCGTCTGGGTCGTGGCGTACATCAACTCGCCGTTAACTTTCACCGGGCTGGTCTTACCCGACTGCAACGGAACAATCGAGATCACCCGAGCCGCGCGGTCACGCTTGACCCAGGCATAGCCGTTTCCCCAGGCGACAGCCGATGCCAGAAGCGCGCCCCAGAACACGGAAGCGCTCATGTTTGGATTCGGCTCATCGTGGATGATGGGCCATAGCCTGTGGTCGGTCGCCAGTCGCATGGACTGATCCGGCATCCGCTGGAAGATTTCGTGGGCGTTCGAGGCCAAGTCTTCCGAGATGATCTTCACGCAGGCCTGCATTGTCGTGATCGTCAGGGACTGTTGCTCGTTGATCAGCACTCCGGCATCACTGCGACCAAGCCCGAGGCTCTCGTACATAACCGAAGCCGGAAGCAGGGGCTGGCTCGGATCTTCCACGCTCAGATTCTGGAAGCCCAGGGCTCGCGACAAAAGACCCATTTATTTGCGTTTGGCTTTCGATCCGCGGGCGAGCAGGTAAGCGAACCCGAAACAGAACAACGCGGCCAGTATTAATGCGGACGGCCACCAGATGACAAGCGCACCGGACTCCGCGAATACCATTCCGGCGATCAACAGACCGTCCTGGAGGTCCCAGGATTCGAGAGCCTGTACTGCCGGAGCCGGCCTGCCCTGTTCCTCGATAACCAGCGGCCCCATCAGCAAGCGACCAAACCGGCTTTCAGGTTGGTGACTTCTACCTCGACGGCGGCGATGCGCGTGCCGTGTTCCGTCAGCAGATCCATGTGCCTGTCGAGTATCTGCGCGGTGCGGTCCATATTACGGTCGATGCGGCTCAGCGTGTCGTTGACGGCGTTCTCTTTGAGCTTGTTGACGTACGAGTACAGCCCGCCGAGAATAGCCACAACCGCGCA